TTATTCAGATAAGAATGAACGAGTAATCTTTGAGGAGATTGGTTCATTCATTGATAAGTACAATTCAATTCCTACACAGGAAGCTCTCACTATTGAACTCGACAATCGAAAGGATATCAATGATGAAGAGTATAAAAAGATTGTGGACATTATTGGTTCGTTCAGTAAGTCCGAAGTTGACACGCAATGGTTACTCGACACCACAGAAAAGTTCTGTAAGGACAAAGCCATCTACAATGCGGTTGTTGAAGGAATAGGAATTATTGATGGAAAGGATAAGGAGAGAACACCAGAAGCAATCCCATCCATTCTATCTGAGGCACTTGCAGTATCATTTGATACTAATATTGGTCACGACTATGTTGAAGACGGTTCAGACCGATTTGACTTCTATCACAAGAAAGAAGAGAAGATTGCGTTTGACCTAGATTATTTCAACAAGATTACTAAAGGTGGATTACCACAAAAGACATTGAATATCGCACTTGCTGGAACTGGTGTTGGTAAGTCGTTGTTCATGTGTCACGTTGCTGCGTCAACACTTATGCAAGGTAAAAATGTTCTGTACATCACAATGGAGATGGCAGAAGAACGTATTGCAGAACGTATTGATGCGAACCTAATGAATATAACTATGGATGACTTGCACACACTTCCAAAGAAGATGTTTGAAACACAGTTATCCAAAATACAGAAAAAGACAAACGGAAAGTTTATTATTAAAGAGTATCCAACTGCATCAGCACACGTTGGACACTTTCGTAGTTTGATTAAGGAACTTGCACTAAAACGTAGTTTCAAACCAGACATTATTTTTATTGATTATCTAAATATATGTGCATCTTCACGATTCAAAGGAAATGCAAATGTAGGTTCTTACTTCTATATCAAGTCGATTGCAGAAGAACTAAGAGGACTTGCAGTGGAAACGAATGTACCCATCATGTCTGCAACCCAGACAACAAGAACAGGTTTCACTTCCACAGACATTGGACTAGAAGACACTTCAGAAAGTTTTGGTTTGCCTGCAACGGCTGACCTTATGTTTGCACTAATTTCGTCAGAGGAACTAGAAGACCTCAATCAGATTGTAGTCAAACAATTGAAGAACCGATACAATGACCCAACCATGAATAAGAGATTTGTATTGGGAATAGACAGGGCAAAGATGCGTCTATATGATTGTGAACAAGCAGCACAGGAAGATTTAGTTGATAGTGGACAAGATAACAATGTATTCGATAACACACCGTTTGCTGGAAAGAGCAAAGGATATGAAAAATTCTCTGACCTCAAGGTATAGAAAGAAGGAACAAATAAAGTACTTCACTGACGTAAACCTTGAGACAAAACTATGGGAAGTCATCGAACTTCCATCACGAAGAGTCGTGCAAGATTTTCAGTTTGAAGAAGATGCATCAAGGGTTTGTTATTATCTAAACAAGAACAAACCGTTTGGAGAATATCCAATGCCTGCATTTTTGACAATAAGGAGTTGACATTTATCCCCAAATCACTTATAATATAAATAGAAGTGTAATTTATATGGAGTGAGTGAATGATAAAACTGTCACAGTTCATCAACGAAACACCAGAAGTACAAGAATTAATTAAAGCAGTTGGTGGTGGTAAACTTAGTGAAGCCACCTTTGAAACTTGGGTTTATATCGTTGCCAGACTTTCTGGGAGCAAGACCAAACCTACATCTGCCGATATCGACAAGGTTCTTGCAGAGAGTGAAATTGTTTCTGATGGTAAGAAAAAGATTGCTGAACTTAGAAAGAAGTTTGGTGATGATAAGTTTCTTATCGAGGCAATCGAACTGATTGGTGCAGATATAAAATCAATCCCAAATGTAACTTGGGGTTCTTCAGTTGGTATCGTTCATAATAGTATTGACAAATACTACAAAGCAATACCAGATTCCTATAAAACAAAAGGTAGTAAGGCAAATACAGCAGACATGGTTTTTGTGACCAGTGGTTCTGTTGCCGACTTGTTATCAAAACTTCCCAACTCACAACTGACTTGGGATAAACAAGGACTTATTACAATCAAAGATACCAATATTTCTTTTGTTCAAGTATCACTCAAGAAGGGTGAGGATAACGCAAGAATTGGTAAACTCAATACTCTTATCAATGCGATTTATGGACAACAGGCCATGCGTCCTACTCAACTTATAAACAACTATACTGTTCTTAATATGGAAGAACTGTCTATTCTTGAAGAAGGTCTGTTCGGTGACATATTTAAAAAGTTCAAAGGGAAACTAACTAAGGTATTAGATTGGGCAAAAGGTATATTAGTAAAATTAAAAAATTCAATTTTGAAGGTTGGTATTCGTGCGATTAGAGGAATCCAAAAAGACAAAGCCCACAAAGCGGCATCTTCATTATTGTCTCAAACAGGATTTACTATATCAGAAGCGGCAGGAGATGCAGTACTAATCAATAAACCAATGTTGAGAGAGATGAAAACTCTGAAAAGTGAAATCATCTCAAAAGACATGGCGAATGCAGAGTATAAAAAGATTCTCTCAAATGTACAAAAGATTAACGCAATCAAAGAGGGTGCAGTTATAATTGAAAATAGTGGTACAGACCCAATCTTAGAAATGAATAATTTCAAACGTGCTGCAGACCTTGTTCTGGAAAGAAAAGAAGGTGGGTTCATCACAAGAGAAGAATTATTTCCAGCATTAAAACTTTGTGTGAACTATGCATCATATAAAACCTTTAATACAATATTAGAGGATATGCAGAAAAAGATTCCAAACTACGAAAGAGCAACTGATGCACTAGTTGAACTAAATGCAAAACTAAAAGCAGAGGCAATGTTTGGTGATACAGAACTTCCTTTATGGATTGTCTATGGTACAGGTGGTGGTGCTCATTATAAACATACTAAAAATGAATTTGAAGACATGACAGGACAAACTGTTGCAGACTTAGGCAAGTCTATGGATGTTCCGTATATGGTTATTCAGATTGGTCGTTCTGGTGGCAAAGAGGCATACAACTCAATATACCTTTTAATGTTAAGTGGTTCAAATAATGTGAGTGGAGAGTTGAAACCAGAATATATTAAAATACAATTTATCAACAGAAGTGGTAGTGGTTTTAGTTATAAAATTGATGCCATGTCAACAGTGAGTTATCCATAATGCAGTCACTAATGGAAAATAAAGCAGGAAAGAATCTGCACTTAGAACATATTGAAGATGAAATCTTAAACTTTGGTGTGCCTGGCGGTAGGGCCGCAATCAACTTTATGCGTTCACTAAGAGATATGTTCTCTGGTGCAAGTCGCAGTTCAGTCAACATGACTGTGAAGTGGGATGGAGCGCCTGCGATTTTCGCTGGTATTGACCCAGATGATGGCAAGTTTTTTGTTGCGAAGAAATCAGTATTTAACGTAGACCCAAAACTATACAAGACGGAGGCAGAGATTGATGCTGATTTATCTGGAAATCTTAATTCTAAATTTAAGGTGGCACTCAAAGAATTTTCTAAGTTGGGTATCAAAGGTGTACTTCAAGGTGACCTTATGTTTACAGATGATGTTGAAACAACAAAGATTGATGGAACAAACTACTACACTTTTCAGCCTAATACTATTGTATATGCTGTTCCAACAACTAGTGAGTTGGGTAAGGTAATCAATAAAGCAAAGGTTGGTATTGTCTGGCATACAACTTATACTGGTTCTACACTACAAGATATGACTGCATCATTTGGTGCAAATATTAGTAGACTGACAAAAACATCTACAGTATGGATGGATGACGCAACATACAAGGACGCATCTGGTACTGCAACATTTACGTCTGGTGAAACCGCAGAAGTAACTGGTCACCTGTCAAATGCTGGTAAAGCATTCCAACAAATTAACTCTGCAAAACTCAAAAAGTTTTTACGATTACAAGATTCACTGACAGGTAAACTTGTTGGTGCATCACTCAAAACATACAACAACTCAAAGGTTCGTAAGGGTGAAGCAGTTAAGAATCCAAAACAACACGCTGCTGGGTATGTCACTTGGGTTGAAAATCACTTTGCAAAAGAGGTTGACAAACTCAAAACTGAGAAAAGTAAAGATGTTCTGAGAACAAAAGGTAAGGAATACGCAAGAGAATTTAAGAAGGAATTAACTAATTTAGAGGCGGTTATTGCCTTCCAATCACATCTAGTAAATGCAAAGATGGGAATTGTGAAAAAACTAAATAGTGTTAAAGGTTTAACTGATACTTTTATCAAGACTAGTAATGGATTTAAGGTGACAAACCCAGAGGGTTACGTTGCAATTGACAGGGTATCAGGCGATGCAGTAAAACTTGTTGACAGAATGGAATTTAGTTTTAATAACTTTACTGCGATAAAGGCATGGGATAAATGATAAACTTTAAAGATTTATACGAAGAAACCGTAGAGGAGAAAAAGTCTCCATCTGAAATTATGCAACAGCGTAGAAAGATGGGTAGACGCATGAAACTTCTTGCCAGAAAATCCTCTACGAAAATGAAAAAGAAAAGAAATAGGGTAAGACGCCGGACGCCTGATGCGATAAAAGCATCTGCACAACGTCAAGCAAAAATGGCAGTTATTAAACGTAGTCTTGGCCCATCAGTCAATTATAAAGAACTTCCCATTCAAAAAAGAATTCAGATTGACCAAAGAATTGTTGCGAAGAAACGTAAAGTCATAGACAAAATGACTAAGAAAATTATGAGACAGTTGAAAGCAAAAGAGGGTGAACGTATCAAAAAGAACAAAGCTGCAGCAGTCGATGGTGTGGGGGATTGATATGAAAACTTTTCTAGAAGCAAAAGGTGACACTGCTGTATTTACATTTGGTAGATTTAATCCACCGACAACTGGTCATGAAAAACTTATAGATGCACTTGCAAGAGAACAGGGTAAAAACTCTGGTGCTCCCATGTATGTGTATCCATCTCATTCACAGAACCCAAAGAAAGACCCTCTTCCACACAATAAGAAGGTCGCATATATGAAAAAGATGTTCCCAAAATACAAGAAGAACATCAAAGTTAGTCGTGCAAGAAATGTATTTGATATTGCAGTTGAACTACACAATAAAGGTCATAAGGCAATTGTTATGGTTGTTGGTTCTGACAGAGTGGATGAATTTGCAAATCTATTAGACAAATATAACGGTGTAGACGGTAGACACGGTTTCTACGGATTCGATGATATTAAGGTAGTATCTGCTGGAGAACGTGACCCAGACGCAGAAGGTGTAGAAGGAATGTCTGCGTCCAAGATGAGAGCTGCCGCTGGTGCAAACGAGTTTGACCAGTTTAAACTTGGTCTTCCAAAAGGATTTAAGGACGGTGAAAAACTGTTCAAGGATGTTCGTACTTTTA